TGGGATGGTCGTCGTTGACGTTGTTGTTGTCGTTTGCGTGGTTGTTGGTGCAAGAGTTGTCGAAGTCGTTGTGGTCGTTTCTGGTGGAAGGGTTGTTGTAGATGAAGTCGTGGTTGTGGTTGAAGTTGTTGTTGTTGTTTCTGGCAACGTGCTTGTGGTTGTCGTGGTCGTGGTTGTTGTTGTGGTGGTTGGGCTACTTGTAGTAGTGAACGCGGAGTCTGGGACCATCGCCCAGCCTTCATCATCAATGTTCCAAGCGAGAAGTATGCAGGATGCGCCACCGTTCTCGTACATCCACAATTCGAGCGGCACACTTTCGGCGTTCAGTTCTAATTGATCTGACACACTCCACGAACAACCCTGATCCCACCAGCCACCAAACGTGTTGTCACCAATAGTTATCTCACCGCCGTCATCGTGAGCCAACATGAACTCAATCGTGTCGTGTTCAGGAATCGTGATGTAGCCGGTCATGTGAACCATGAACAGATCGCCTGTGCAATCTTCGTATGGTTCGCCGTCATAACTGCGGTTGATGTTGTTCTCGACTTCGGTACCGCAGACAGGATATTCATCAGTCGACTGGACTGGCGGGATCTCGTCAATCGTGTAGTAGGTCGTGTTCAATCCAGGTATCGGTTCGGCTTGAACCGTAGTCGGCCAGATCGAGAACAGGATTGCTGGTAGCGGAATCAGCCACCTTGTTAGACGGCGACCCACTCAAGATCTTCTTCACTCCAACTATATGGTCCACCAGTCGAAGGCTTCGGTGTTGGTGCGTTCCAAGTTTTGTTTGACCAGGTCCACGAAGGATATGGTTGTGGACGTCGAAAGTCTTTTTCAGATTCTAGATATTCGTAATCTATGCCAGCATAAGTTTTGCCTACGGTGTCGTAAAATGTTTCTACCCAAGTGCCTGTGTAGCGGTCAGGGTTTGCTGCCATAAATTCGGCTGTTACACAATGAACTGTAATGACTTCATTGTTTTCGTTTATTTGTGCAAAGTATTGTGCTTCCATATCAGACCTTAAATCTCACTAGCACGATCCCGCTGCCGCCTGTGTTGTTTGCTCCGCCATTTCCGGTGTTGGCCGCGCCCGCTGCGCCGCCGCCTGCTCCGTTTGTGCCTGCTCCGCCCACGCATTTTGTGGCTGATGTTCCTGTAAATCCTGTTATGTCGTTTCCTGCTCCGCCTGCGCCAACCGTGTTGACAACTCCGTTCGCACCGACAGCCGATGATCCTCCTCCTCCGGCTCCGCCGCCTGTCCCGGATCCGGCTGTTCCGCCTGCGTTGCCACCGAACGAACCGACGGCCGAACCGCCGACCGCACTAGAAAACGCACCGCCACCACCGGATCCGCCGTTTTGTCCGCGCCGAACTGAAACGCCACCGCCACCAGTCGAATCATTTGAGCCACCGTGTCCGCCACCTGCAGCCGAAATAAAATTGCCAATGTTTGAACCAAGACCTGAACTATTTATCGCACCGCCCGCGCCGACATCGACTGCAACTGTCGAAGCAGGAAGAAAAATTGTTGCAAGACCTGTTGCTGGCAAACCAACTAACTGCCCTGCGCCGCCGCCTCCGGTTCCGTCACCAGTATTTGTGCCTGACCCTGCTCCACCACCAACAAGCAAAACATCAAACAAACCTGCAGTAGAAACAACAAGATTGCTGTCGCTGTTAAAAGTTAAAAGAGTGTAATTTATTCCGCCTACAGTGATCGCGGTTGATGCACCTCCGGTCGCCACGCCATACCCGCCACCAGCAGCAACCCATGCTGATCCGTTGAACACTTGTAGACCTGTTGCAGTCGAATAGGCGACCATGCCTGTTGATGGTGATGGTACTGCGGATGATCGTGCTGCTGTGCCAGAATAAACCTGCACAGCTTGATCCATCAAGTACGTCTGTACGTTGGTCGAAGTGAGGACTTCTCCCGATTGAAATGTACGATATCCTGCGCCAGCCATGTCTATACATTAACCCATGTTGAGCCGTTAAAAACTTGCAAACCTGTAGCAGTCGAATACGCAACCATTCCCGCTGATGGTGATGGGATTGCTGATGATCGTGCTGCGGTGCCTGCGTATACCTGAACCATCTGATCCATCAAGTAGGTCATGACATTATTACTAGTCAGGACTTCTCCCGATGCGAATGTGCGATATCCAGCTCCAGCCATAATGCTCCTATCCTAATCCAACATCAACATCGTCAAGAGTGTCGCTGTCAAGTATGAATGCGGTCAAGAGTTGTGCTTGACCGAGTCCAAATCTTATCCGATGATCGGATGGTGTGATGTCGTGTGCAACGGATTCAATAAACACGGAGTCCGTGCGCGTAGCAGGCAGACCTTGGTCGTATCGTTTGGAAACTTGGATGACGTCACCCACGTCGAGTGCCAGCACTGTCGGCCATAATGCTGAACCGCAAGCGTTCAAACTGGTTGAGATCTCGTTGAAGCGGATCTTCGGTTCCTTGTACTTGTCCAACAAGTTCTGTGCCAGAGTCGCTCCAGCCGCTTCGCTCACTAATGGCACACTTGAGAATGACAATGTTTGCACACCGTACTTTGTTTGGCTTGTTGCGTCGGACACGACTTGTGCAGCTGTGCCACCATCAACATCTACTTGGACACGGTTGAATAATGTTTCTTGACCGTATGCGACACCGATGGCCAAGATAGGAATGTTGTTTGACGCTGTACCACCGAACGATGCGATAGCGGTAGAGAACGTAAAATCAATACGAGGATCAAACACAATTTGATTGCGACGGTTCGCGAACAGTCTGCCATCCTCAGCGATTGCGACAGCCTGCAACGCCGACAGCGTGTTCGTGTTGTCTGTGTAGGCAACGGTACCGCAGGTCGCGACACCTGTTGAGATGTCTCGTAACGCGGTTGAGAAGTTCACTTCTGGTCGGTTCAGGATTGCTGTGACTCGATCCGAGGTCAACTGTGATGATGGTGAGAATGCGGTGAGTGCGGTGCGTGACAGTTCGTACAGTCCGTCCGCCGACACGATGGACGCGAACGATAGGTTCGGCATCTCGTAGGTGATGTCTAGGTCGGTGATTGCGCCGACGAACAGTTCGGCTGTGCCGGCAAGAACTTTGATTGCGCGTCTCGGAGCCAAGTCGAAGTCGCCTTGATAATAGGTTGATGCGGTGTTCGCTGGGTCAAACAGTCGGCCTGATGCACGGTCGTCAGCCAACACTCGACAGGTGCCAGGTGAGAACTGGTCGGTCTGACTTGTGCGACCACGTTGGATTGCGACCGACAACACATATTCGGTTGCGTCCACGAAGTCTGTTGAACCGTCTAGTACATCTGTGCCGTCGAGTAGTGATGAGTCGAGTGTGAATGCGTCAGTGATCGCACCGACATCCAACAGAACCGAATATGCCTGACCCCACTTCAGTGTCTTTGGCATGGCTACCTTCTTGGCGCGAAGCCGAGTCGGTCAATCGCGAACGCATCAACTGCCGTGTATTGCTGCAACAGTTGCACGATCTGTCGTCCAGCCTCAACACCGTTTGTGCCGATACCTGTGTTGACGACGATCTGCACCGATGGATCTGCTTGGCCTGCGAACCCTGTGCCACCGCCTGTCGGTGTTGGCACTGTCGGCAAGGTTGGGATTCCGGTGGTGACTCCAGCAACTCTTGCAGCCTCAGCGACCTTGGCGATTGCTTCGGCAAGATTCTCGTATGCTTCTGTCTCACGCTCGACTGCTTCTGTCAAACGATCAGATGCTTCCTTCTCTTTAATCTTTGCATCCTCGACGTCTGCAAGAAGTTTGTTGTAAGTATCCGAACCGATGATCGCACCGCTCACCGCTTCGTTCAGAACAAGTTGTGCATCTTTGAGTTTGTTCGTGGCTTCAAACTCAGAATCGCTTGCATCGGCAACAGCCAACTTCGCTTGTGCCAAGTCAATCTCTGCCTGGCGAATTGCTTGCGCACTTGATTCAGGATCTTTGCGCAGATCGGCAAGTGCCTTCTCGGCATCAGCGACCGCAAACACTGACTCCTCAACACGGAACCCAGCCTGCGCAACATTACGTTGAGCCGCCGACAGTTCTCGCTGTGCCTTCTTCGCCTGATCCGAATCCGCACCATAACCATTGACCGCATCATTCAACGCCTTCTGCTTGGCGAACACATCGTCCTGCGCACCCTTCAAAGAATCCGCAGCCTTTGACGAAGCAGTCTGCGCATTGTTGAACGCCTTCTGCGCCGAGGTCGAAGACTTCAACGCATCCGTGTACTTCTCAAACTTCTGTTTCGCAGTCTCAACTGTCTTGGCTGCGCCGCCTGTTTTCTTGTCCAGATTGCCGAGCGACGTTGACCAGTCATCTGTTGATTCTTTGGCCTTCGGCAGAACTTTGGTTCCTAGTCTGTCTGTCTGTTCAATCAATGGTGAGATCTTGTTGCCGGACAGATTCAATGCCGCACTTGTATTGATTACCGACAGTCGCAGTTTGTCGAAGGTGTCAGTGACTTTGTTGGTTCGGTCAATGAGCATCTGCTCGACTGTGATGATTCCGTCGCCACCTGTGACCGACGAAGCAATCGCTCGCAGAACATCAATGAACGCAAACGCTGGTTTGAAGAAGTTGACGATTGCTTGTTCAAACTCAATTACCGAAAGAATCATTCTCTCAATAGAGTTGATGACCGTAAACGAGACTGGACCCATCGCAGCAGCAAAGTATTTGACTGCACCAGTCAGACCTTCTTCTTTGAATCCATCAACTGCGGCTTTCAACGCTGGGATGATTCGCTTCTGCAAGAACTCGACGATCTTCTCAAACGCTGGCAGAAGTAGGAAGCCGATTGTTTCAACTACTTCGCCGAATGATGTGCGGAGAATCTTTACTCGTCCAGCGAATGTGTCGGCTGCGGTTGCCGCTGCACCACCGAACTGTTCTTCCAAAGTTTTAAGCGCAGCACCGAAGTCTTTGCTTTTCTTAGTGTTCTCATCTAGTGGGATGCCGAGTCGAGTAAGTGCGCCGATGTTGCCCGTGGCCGCACGACCGAGACCCAATGTCACGGCCTCCAAATCGCGCCCAGTTGCCGCGCTGATGTCAAGTGCAAGTGCGAACAGACGCTGAGATTTTTCTAGATCACCTGTAGCTCGTACTAGATTCCCGAAGGCCGGACGAAGAAGATCGTCCGCAATTCCGGTCGCAAGCATGGCTTGTTCCACGAACGCTTCCGTGGCTTCAACCTGTGCTTGTGTTGCACCGGCAGAACGAATCAACTGTGCTTCAAGACTTTTCTGTGATGCTTCGTCGGCTGCTGCTGCTGCGACTGCTGCTGTCGCTGCACCTGCGACCGCGGTCAACGCACCGAGCGCAATGAACGCACCCTTCTTTACGAAGTCGAATGCGGCACCTAACTTTGAGCCGATTGACTGAACCCTCTCAAATGATTCTTGTCCTTCTTTGGCAAGTTTCTTGAACGCCGCAATAGCACCGTCGGCGTTACCGAGGATCTGAACTTTGAAGATGCGCTCACCTGCCATGGTGAACGCAATTCTACTCAGTCAGCGAGCATCCGTTTACGCAGTTCCGCCCACTCGCGTTGCATGTCTTTGTGAATCTCTTGTTGTGTCATCCCGTCATACTGCGACATATCAATCGGAGCAGACCACCACTTCGGATCAAGAACACATCGCATCGGATTACCACGACGAGGTTGACGAGTAGTGCGAATGTTTGGTGTAGAGAATGTGCGTGTCGGTGCTGCAATATCGGTGATCGTCGGGTCAAGGAATCGCCAACCTGAATGATGTGTACGGAATGCTTGGCCAGCTTCGTGCTGTGGCAGATAGAAGATACGGGCTGGGTCTTTGGTTGCTGGGTCGCCTTTGAGACGAAGACGCTCATGTGTCTCGTACCAAACTTCTTCCCAGTTCTGTACCGGCACAGCCTGCTCAAACGGGATGACAACGTGCCAGTGCGGATTGTCTTCACGATGCGACCAGGTCGTGTACGCAAAGTGTATATACGATCCGAGATCAGCATTCTCAAATGCTTCACCGTCAAGGTCGGCGACCAATGCCCAGATGTGCGACACATTGCGATTGCCACGAGTCGTGTGTTCACGGTAGGTGACTGGCGAGTACAGCGAACCGTCAGACTTGTTTGCTCGTTCTTGGTGGTTGCCGAGCATAGATGCAAACTCCATCCACGATTCGGCGATGGTCTTTGGGTAGATGGACTTGACCGATGGGAACCCGACGACTTCAAACATTGTGCAGAACCTCCGACTATCAGGATAGCGAATCCTCAGCCGAATGCAAGTATCAGCCGATGCCTAGATCCTTAACCACACGGTCTATGCCTTCTAGATATTCCTTGGCAATCGCGTTCTTTCGCCTGCGGACCGTTGGCCAAAAGAAGTATCCCGACTGTCCTCGATGTCGAAGGAACTGTTTTGTCTTAGGTGTTAGACCGCCACCGAACTCTGCACCGAAGAAGACATCGCCGCGAGTTACCTTCCGTTTGCGTTTGCTGTTCGGACGTGACTTTGATACGAACGATTCGTTGGCTCGTAGTTTGATAGTCGGGATGCGATCGTTGCTTGCCCGTAATCCTTTGGCAACTTGTATTGCTTGACTGGCTCGACTGACCGTACCCGCAGTGATCCTGACTTCGGTTGATAAGTCTTTGGCGATTGTGTATGCGACTTTGCGCAGTTCTTTGCTGAACTCGTAACTGGCTCTATCAAACTTGCGGAGAGTTTCGTAGAGATCTTTGACGATGACGGTGTTCGCCATGACGGCTGCTTGACCGGCACTGCCGATTGTCGCACCTGTGTCACCTGGCAGGTTAGGGAATGCTGAGAACTTATTACCTGTAAAGGCCATCGCTAGATCCTTTGGTTCGGATTCATCTTGACACTCTTCCAGCGCAGATAGCCGAGCATCGTGTACAGCATTCTAGGTGATTCTTGTAGAAGTAAAGATGGAGCGATGTGAGTCTCACACGCTAGATATGCGATCAGCCAGTGGGCTGAGGATTCTCCAAAGGGTTGATCACCGCAGAATCGGTTCCAACCTCCACACTCTCGACTGTCTCAATCCATTCTTCAAACTTCATTGCGGTCTTCTTCGTGCGCTTCGTTGCATGCCACGCCAACCAGGCGAGGTCGGTGAGGCGTAGTTCTGTTTGGAAGTTTGCGACCGAACGATTCTTCTCGCCTTCGAAGGCGATGAAGTCTGCGAACTGCGCGGTCACTTTACTGACTACGCCGTCCAGCTCGGTCACTTCTAGATTGATTTTCATTCTTACCTCCTGATTGTTTTATTAAGAACTATGCGGTTGCTTTTGTGATCGTTCCGCTAATTGGCCAGGTTACGTCCGCTGTGTTTAATTCGCCCACCGCGCCGTTTACGGGTGTCCACTCCGTTACGAGAACAGAGAACGTGAAATGTGGCGAAGCCGTTCCTGCTGCTGCTGTTCCTGCTGGTTTGATAACCATGGTCACTGCTGTTGATCCAACAAGCGGATAGACCAAACCTTCAACTGACGAGTATTCGTTGTGAAGTGAGAGAGTCACAGAATTATCGATCAATCCTGCAACGCGAGTTACCGCCCCACCAGATGAAAAACTGGTTGTTGGTACTTCGGCTGCAGTCGTGCTTAGAGTAATTGCGGCCACGTCACTTGAAATATCTGTACCGTTGAGAGTGACTACTGAGTTTGTGAGAACTAACTTTGCCATGATTATTTATCTCCTGCCGTATCGGCGTTCGAGGTTGATTTATCTGCGACCAAGACAATGCGACCCGATTGCAGTAGAGAGTCTAGATGATCAACATCTGCGCCATCAATAGTGGCTGGATATTGTTTACCCAACACCGTGAAGCCTTCAACCACCTGGAACTTTGCCATAGGTTAAGCGTACACGACGACACGAAAGTCAACCGTTAGATAGGTCGTGTCGTTCGCGTCAACGGTTGAGATGTTGGATGCCTCTTCAACGATCAGAGTCTTCGCATACCCGCCCAGGGTTGTGTCGGCTTCGATTGCTGCACGAATCCCGCTGTCATAAGACAGATATGTGTCCATCAAGTTCTGTGCTGTGCGCTCAGCTGCACGACCAACAATGACACTGACCGTGAACACATGTGTGACCAGACCTGCCCGCATCGCACCGTGATAGGTGATTGACTCTAAGGTCGGCCATGCGATACCGCCGACCGAAGGGTTGACCTGGTCGGGTTGCTGTGCGAATGCGCGAAGATTCGTGATTGTTGCAAGACGTGTCTGTAGTCCTGTTTTGAGTTCGGTGACTGTTGCGGTCATGCGAACATTCGCATTCGGCGATATGGCTCGACAAGTTGTGCGACGTCTGGGTCGAGTGCGCGTGTCACTCGTATCGCACCCAAGTCTCCGAAGCCGGCAACGCCGAGCGGTGAATCGTAACGCTTGAAGATTCTTGACGCCTGAATGATCACGGCTTGTGTGATCGGTTCAGGTACAGACGGCCAGCCGTAGATGGCGGTGAGTTGCACTAATGCTTCAAGTCCGAAGTTTGCGTTCAATGTCGGGAACAGATAGTCGCCGACTGCGCGGATGCGTGTGAACGGGACAGTCAAGCCGTCCAAGATTCCGTTGACTGGTTCTAGTTGCCAATCGCTTGGAGTCCAAGTGACATCAAAGTTGCCGTCTGCGTTTGTTTGTGTTTTGAGTGTGATCGCAGTTCCAGCGATGTCATCGATCTCGCACACGAATGAATCGGCTGCGGTGAACACTCGTGTCGTTGCCGAACTATATGCCCAGAACTGTCGGTTCGCATAACCGTCAATGAGCCGTGACGCTGCACCGGCACAGTTGTCTATCAGTTCGTCGTCTTGTGTGTCGGCTGTGCCGATACGAAGAGCAGCCTTGATCTGGTTGCGTGTGGCATAGCCGTTCGTGATTGCCATAGGTTCCTATCCTACTCAACAACCAACAACTCGAGTGATGGCTGAAGTCTGAAGAATCTTACTCCATACAACTCACGCAACTTATTCACGACGACACTGAATTGTTGACGCCAACCATCCATCGACCCATTCGACTTGCGATACCCAGCGAAGTTCTCTTGCCCATCTAACAGACCGAGGTCAACACCGATCAGGTTGATTTGTGACGCACCCATGTAGCAGGCGAGGTGCATCGCGATGTGTGCCGAGGTGCCACCAGTAATCAACACATCTGGATCGGTTGGCCAGTTGGTGTCAGGTTTCCAGAATGGTGCGTGTGGTCGGAATGTGATGTGACTACCTGTGCCGATATGGGTTGCGGTCATGTCACCTGCTTCTAGATTCATGTCTGGTGTGATGAAGATTCGATGCGGGTTCGCAGCCACATTGCCTGCCACAACAGGATGATGGGTTGAATAGTTTGTCGCCGTGTAGAAGTCTTGAAGTCCGAACACGAATCCGACCTCGTTGATTGCGACCACAGTCTTGCCTTCGAAGAACTGTGGTGTCACCCATCCCATACTCGGACCAGAACCACACACCCAAACAGGTTCACCGCTGTGACGGTCTTTCAAGTCTTGGAGAATCATTCAGCCAACTTCGGCGGCCAGTCCTCACCAGGTATCACTCGACCAGATTCCAACAGTCTACGAAAGTTGAACATTTCTTGTTCTGCTTGATCATCTTTTTGTGCAGTCAGTGCATCATCGTGTCGAACCCAAGTCCACACGCAACGCGAATCAAACGACACTTCAACATTGTGTGACCGCATCTCGCACCAATGAACCCAATCAACATACTTGTGTGACCGGTACGGAATCTTCAACCAAGTCTTGCGACGAATAACCGCAAGCCCTGGCATACCATTGTTTTGCAGATTCATCAGATTCTTATATTGCTCAGGTGTGCCGTAACACAACCCGCCATCCCACCGACCACGCACATTCACCGCGTCACCTTGCAGAACTAGACCATCAAAGAAGTTTGGGTCCATCGTGTCATCGACTGGCAGATGTGTACACCACTCGGCTGTCGCTTCGCGAACACCAACATTGACACACGGCCAGATGCGGTCATCCCAATACGGGACAACCTTCCACCAGTCAGGCACATCAACTCTGGCGGTCGTCACCAGAATCACCTCTTGTGGTTTGACCGTCAACGCTTCAACAGATTCAATGAACGCTGTACCGAACCGATCCCAATAGTTCTGCTCGAACGGTGAGATGATCGCTACCGGTGCCGATACCACGACAACGGAGCCTTCCCTTCACGGATCCACGGAATCCACGAATCATCCATCTGCACCTCAATCAACTGTTCGCCGCGTATCGAGCGACCGATCCGATAGTTCTCAGCCATGAACCCTTCAGGATCATCAACCATCAGTTCTTGGTGAGAGAACGACCGCATCTTGTTCGCAGCCCATTCAGGTCCACCCATCCACGACACATGCCAACCTGAGTTCAAGTTCGGCAACCGTTCACGATTCGAGCGGATGTGTTGCGCACCACCAGCCCGTTGACCGTATAGTCCTGCGACCATCGTGACTTCGTCCGTGAATCGCCAATACGCCGACATCACTAGACGCTTCATCATGTAACTACGCCAACCCTGTTGCAGTATCTCAATGTCGGCTGGGTTCCATATTTCGTCACAGTCGGCAACAGTCACAATGTCTTGGGCTTCTGGCGCGAACTTTTGCAATGCAACGAACAGGTGGTCGCGTTGTGCGTGTTCCGCCGCCCAGCCAAGTTGATTCGGATTCGGTTCAAATGTTTCGTAGTGGATCTTGTCGCGCCACTTGTAGAACCTGTCAAGGTCTATGCCGTGCGGTTTAGGTTTACCCATGAAAGTTGTGGACGATTCAACGATGATTATCTTGTCTATGACATCGCCGATCTCCGACAGTCGGCATTCAAGCATGTCGTGTTCTTGGTTGAACAGGATGCAGTCAAACACTCTCATCGGTGTGTCTCGCCGACTAGCAGTATGCGGTTGTCGTTCATCACAATCTTTGTATCAATAGAACAATGTTTCTCAAACTCGGCTTGCAAAGTTTGTATGTCCGGCACACACCATTGAGTCTTCAATGGGATGAACTCGTGAACAATCAACCAGTCACATCGCTTCGCTGTTTCGGCGATCACTTCACGCCAGTCAGGTTGCATGTACAAGGTCTGCGACATGACCGCGCAATCATATTCACCTGACTTAGCTGCGGTCAGACCGTCACCGACACAGAAGTCGATGCCAGGGTATGAGGCTTTTGCTTTGCGTATCGCAGTCGGTGAGATGTCGTAGCCGACAACTTTGCGATTGCGTAACGCCATCAGATGTGTCTGTGTGCCTTTACCACAACCGATGTCAAGAATTGTGTTGAACGAATATGCGGCCATCGCAGTCGAGAGAAGTCGATATCCCATCGGTCGCAGATCCGACTGATACCAGGCATCAAACTCTTCGCCGTCCTCCGCTTGATACATCGCTTCAACATCGGCATCGTCGCCAAGATACTTGTGATATTTAGCCATCAATCCCAACTGAGATCTAGTCGACGTTGCAGATCCCACTGACCTGCATCAAGTCGTGCGTTCCGCATTTTGAACAGTTCAAGATTCGAGTTGAATGTTGCCGAGTTCTTCGCCTGATATGCAACATCGGACAGAAGCGTGGACGAGTTGTCATGCACGATGATGTCTTGCGACTTGCGAATGTTTTTACCAAGACGCACGGCGCGACGTTCATAGTCGTTGTCTTCAAAGTATGCAGGATGGAATGCTTCGCAGAACAGGCCGACATCTTTGACAACCTGTGAACCGATCCACGCGCAAGCCCACTCTGGTGAACCAGTGAGATGGATCTCGTTCACGTCGCATGACTGCCAGAACTCTTCAAGTTTGTTTGGCATGAACCAAGCATCCGAGTTCATAAGAATCCAACCCGCTGCGAACGGTGTCATCTTGATGCCAAGATTCCAAGATGTCGCAACACCGAGATTGCTTGGCATGTCCATGACGTAGGTTTTGCCGTGGCGACTGTGGCGTGGCATCACCAAACAGTCCTGCTCGATCTTGCCTCCGTTGTCAATGATGATGATCTTCTCAACAGGGAAGTCAAGTGAATCTATGCACCTCTCAAGCAGGTCATATCGGTTTAGGACTGGGATGATTACAACCGGCACCATGCGGACAACTCCTTCATTGTTGGCTTCCAATACTGCTCAAATACTTGATCGGCTCCGTACCCTAGGGCATGGGTGATTGCGTCCTCAGAACGGCTCCTAGGCGCGTCATACGCCGACTTGAGAGCATTCACGATGTCAGGCACATTCGGTGTAAAGAACCACGACTTCTGTGCTGCATCCCACCAAGGCTGACCTTCAACCGTCCAGCCGTCACCGACCAGTTCAGGTTGCGCCGTGAAGTTTGAGACAATCACTCGACATCCGCAGGCTTGTGCTTCGATGACAGGGATGCCGAAGCCTTCACCCATCGAGCAGGCCAACAGAACATCGGACGCGGTGTACATCGCAGCCATCACATTCTGTGGAATGCCATGCCGATAGGCGTACTGGTCGACAACCTTGTACTTGTCTTTTGATACTCCGACCGCATCCAACAATGTCGGCAGATTGATACCAGCCATCGCACCATCAGGTTCGGTGTACAAGTACAGCACCGCATCGGGATGATCTTTGGCAAAGATTGAGAACGCAAGAATGTTCTCAGCCCAAGCCTTCCGAGCAGGCTGAGAACCTTTGTTGGTCGCAACCATCGACACGACGAATTTGTCTTCTTCCCAGCCCATGAATTCTCGGCCAGTCATCTTGTTCCCGTTCGCCAAAGTGATTGATTCGGTCGGCTGGAAGACAGGTTCGATTGCGTGAGGAACATACAAGTGTTCAACACCTGCAAGATCCAACATTCGTGAACCGAACTTCGACATTGCGATCGGTTTCACGTTGTCACGCTGACACCAAGCCAACACATCTGGTGGCGTTGGCTGATGATCGATTGGAACCCATGACGCAATGTTCTTCCAAGTTTTCAACGAGTCAGACTTCAACACCCAGACATCAAACAATGTCATCATCAATGTCGGTGTGGATGGATCTTGGTTTGCCCATTCCATCGTGTGCGCGACAAGCACATCGTCGCTGTATCCAGCGAGTCCTTGTGGGTAGATTTTGAATCCGTTCCATGTCGATGACGCGCCTGCGAGGCCGTACATCGCGTGGACTGCTACTTGGTGGTTTTCTTTCGCGAGCCTTTCGATGACTTGCGCGGTTTGCTGTCCGTATCCGGTGGGAGTCCAAGGTGCGTTGCTATACCAGAGGACTCTGAGTCGGTCGGGATTGGTAGGTCGGACACTTCCAACGAGTGCGCCACGCCCGCTCGGAGCAAACGCTCCGCTAAGTACCCTGGCATCTCCACTGGGACGCCCTTCACGATTACGATTTGCCACATGATCCTCCTAAGAATAGTGCAGATATAGAGAAAGTCCACGGCCAACCCTGCACGAATAGGCCGTGGACTTAATCCTAGTCACAGTCCTTGCGGACTGTCATGTCTTGTTATCGGTTGCTCTAATTAAGAAGCGTTACCGATGAAGTGTTTGACATGCGATGTTTGTGGCAAGTTGCCATCGACACGCATTGTTGCACGGAAGGTGATGAGATCAGTGCTGAATGCGAAGTCATCGCTTCGATCCAACTTGATGCCACCGACCGAGCGAACGAAGTACGAAGGAAGGTGTCCGAAGATAACCGATTTCGCGCTAAGTGCTGTGTCAACGACTGCTGGGTTCTCGAATACTGGGTATCCAAGAAGCAGATCTTGTGCGTCTGCGCTGAGTGCTGGTTGGAACACATAGTTGCCTGCTGTGTCCTTGAGCTTGCGCATTTTGCCGATTGATGATGCATTCATCTGGAAGCCTGAACCAGCCAAACGACGACCGGCTGTGTCTACCGAGTAGACCAAGTCGATCAAGTTGTCTGCGGTGAAAGCACCCGTCACACCCGTTCCGCCAGTTACGCCGACAGCTGATGCTGCAACGATACCTTTTGGTTGGTTTGTGCCTGAACCGATTGTGAGTGCCGAGTTGACACGCACACCGAGTTCATTACCGGTCTGATCAGCCAAGAAGCGCAAGATGTCCACGCCTGAATCCTCAACCAACTCTCGTGAGAGTTGAACAAGGAACGAGAACTTGAACGCGCCCAATGTGATGAACGAGTTGAATACTGGATCCGACTCACTGATTGCTGTGCCTTCGCCAACGATTGCGGCAGTTGAATACTGAGCAAGTGATGGAATCTGAAGGTTTTCGCCTGATGCTGTGTTCAAGACTGTTGAAGTCTGGAGCATTGGACCAACCGTACGAGCAAGCATGATCACTTGGTCATAGAACGATGTTGGTACTGGTGCGCCTGCTGATGTCTTTACAACGTCACGCTTCTCAAACATGTGTGAACGAATTTCACCTTTTGCCATCGAACGAATCACATCGTTGTCGTTGCGCTCTGCGCGTGGTGCGTCAGCGACAGGACGAACCTGGTCTGCGATCTCGCGTGTTGCTGCATCCAAACGAAGTTCACGGGCCTCATCGGCGCGGAGCTTCTCGATTGTTGCTGTGCGCTCATCAAGTTCTTTGCTGATGCGCTCGTATGTCTGAGTCTCTTCTGCTGACAAGTCACGCTTCTCAGCGGTTGCAACATCAAGAATCTTCTTTGCGGCTTCCCACGCTGTTGCGCGTTGTGCCATTTGTTGTTCAATAAATTGTTTCATGATTACTCCATGATTGGTTAAGTTGTGGTGCGCAGGAAGTTGTCTTCCGATCGTAGCGGGACGCTTACCAATCTCTAGCCGTAGCGGAACGCTTACCGGCAGACCTGAGTATATATCAGAGTCTAGATATTTTTCAACAGTTCAAGATGCTTCGCCATCAAACTCACCGACGAAGGAACTTTGGCTGGTTCGGCACGAAGTTTGCTGACCGCACCCGACAACAGATCAGCCGACTCATCTGACAGAGTGCCACCCGCTTCAAGGACTGTGATCGCTTCAGCGAGTTTGTCAACGTCAACACCTGTGCGCTCGGCAAGAATGTCCAGAGAACGAACAGAAGCCGAAGTTGCGGTGTAGGCAGGGAAGCCTGTCACAACCGACACTTCATGCAAACGTACTTGGCGCAGTTCACGGCTCATGCCATCGTCCGACCATTTGTCTCCACCGGACGGAACGGAGAAGCCGAACGACATTGAGTCAACATCGCCGCGCTTCATCAACACGCTCAGGTCACGGCCAACAGTTGTGTCAGGAAGATCTGCTTCAACGAGCAAACCTTTTGAATCTTCTTGCAATCGCAAAGTCTTTGACCTTGTCGAAGCAAGCAACATTGATGAGTCATGGTTCATGTACATCTTGATTGGCATGCGACTCTTCAAAGATTTTTTGAATGCACCTTGTGCGATTCGCTCGATGAATGGCAACGGTTCGGAATCAGAGTTGAAGACTGCTGCATATCCTGTGAATGACATTCCGTCACCTGTTGGACCTTCGCGTAGTTCGAAGTCGTTGATCTGAATGCGGCGTGTCTCTAGTGATTCGCTCATTCCGTCAATCATAACAACATTCACGGGCAGAGTTCTAGAGGAGCGTGGATGATCTTTTGGAAGTAGATCGTTGTCGGTGATGTAGGCAGGGTTCTCTGGACGGCCGTTGCGAAGAAGATACAAGTAGGCGTTCACACGCGCATACGCCCACTGGTTACGGCTGACACCTGGACGATGCGAAGTCGAGTAGGCACCAGCACCGCGACGGAACACGGTGCGCAACATGCCGACAGTTGCCCGCTTCCACGCAGGATCTGCACCGTCAAGTTTGTCGTTGTGTTCAACAACTTTATTCTTCAACCCATCTTCGATTGCTTGTGTCAACTCAATCGTGGCAGAACCAGCAGGAGCCTTTGCGGAACCTTGCGGATTCTTGTCCGAACCTGTGATCTGATCCTTCGGCGGAGCTGGTGCGCGTTCAGATTTGATTGCCTCAGATTTACGCTCAAACCAATCTCGTGCCGGTTGCGGATTCAACGGATTGATTCCCCACAGATAATGCGCAACCGCACCCGCACCAGGGAACTCGTCGTTGCTTGCGTCAGAGTTCTTTGGTGCTTGAAGATCTACTGCGTGTCTTTGCGCCCACGCATTCGCTCGCACAACTTTGTCTTCGCTGACTTGACCTCGTGCCAAGTCTCGTGCCTCACGAACGGTTCGATCGACCAGCCCTTCACCCGCAAGACCTTGGCCGTAGTAGTCCAATCCTTTGCGCGCAGCGGTGCGAATATAGACAGGAACTTCAAGATTGACTTGACGATCTTCTTCATCTTCTTCTTCATGTGGTTGCCAAGCATTGCAATAGAATCCGCCGTCAACATAAGCATCCCATCTTTCACACCAAGCCTTGAGGTTGTCTCCTTCGCCTTGCACATTGTCTTCGTCGTAGAAGTGGCAGTTCCCGCAAGCACGACCTTCAGGAACATCTGGTGCTAACGCTGGCCGATAGTTATCTGGCAACGCACGTTCGCCACCAGGTTCCATGTCTTCGGCAATAGATACCGCAACCATCTGATCGACTGCATCTTGTTTCGTTGTGTGACAGCCGATCACTTCGCCATCTTCTTTGACGGTTGCCCAACCAGAACAATCTGGTGACTTGTCGGTAATGAAGTAAGGCATCAGGGTGTGATCAGAGTGAACGCTACTGAGTGACCTGTTTTAGTTGATACTGCGAACATCTGTTGACCTGCATAGACAACAAAGTCTTCAGATCCGCTTTTCGGGATTGTGTGTCCAGCGTTGACTGCGACTGTTGAACCGCCAAGAAAGATTGTGTCGGTGTTGTCAAGGTTGCTGATGTGTAGTGTCCCTGGATTCACTCCGCAAGTTGTGATTAGTGTGGCAGCCGTTCCGACTGCAATAGATCCATTTGTGATTGGCATGATTGTGACCTCAGACCAACAACAATACCTCAGCATCATCTTCCAAGATGCTGAATGTGATCGTGCTTGTCGCTTGTGCTTGCATCCCGTTCAACGATGTTGAGACAACCGCGTAGCGTCGTTTCGGTTGAATGACAGGTATCTCGACTTCTGGTAGCGGTTCAATTTTCTTGCGTCGTGGTGCAGCGTATTGTCGACCGCCCGAAGGTGTCGGTTCTGGTTCGGGTTCTGGTGGTGTTGGGATTGAGTTTGCGGTCGCGACAAGTCCGCCAAGGTCTGCTGATGCGACCGCGTTTTGTTCAACCGCTGTGATCGCCGAAGCAGCAAGACCGCCAAGGTCAGCCGATGCGGTTGCAGGTAGCACGACAGTTGCGGTCGCCGAACTGGCAAGTCCGCCGAGTTGTGATTCGGCTGTCGCTTCGGTTGTGACGATTACTTCTGCAACTTCAGCAATGAGTTCGCCGAGGTTGGCTGATGCGGTTGCGAAGTGTGTGACAGTCGCAGTCGCAGTCGCAAAGATTGCACCAAGTGACGCTGCACCTGTGGCTGTGGTTAGGAACTCAATACCATTGAGAACATCTGTGCTGTTCAACTTGCTTGTGTCAAGAGTGAATGGCAAGCCATCTAGTCCGAATGCAATGTCATCAAGTGTTGATGGCCCGTCGAGCGTGAACCTGATCACCGCCATAGCGGTACTAACTTGCGACTGTTAGGGATGCAGAGAGATTGCCAGATGAGATCGTGTAAGTGTCACCAGCGGTGTAGGCGTTGCCTGTGATCGTGCCTGAGAACAAGAAGTTGCCTACGGTCAGAGAATCCCATGCGCTAAAGTGTGTTGCGTCTTGCGAACCTGCGATGTTTGTCCACGAGATATCTGCATCAGATGCGATCGCACCGGCAGAAGCCGCAGCGAACGACACCGACTTGCGTGTTGTTTCGGTTGCAGCGTTTGCGGTCGCAGCCGAACCTGGATCACCAACATGAAGTTTGATGTAGACCTGTGTGACCGCATAGGAAGTGTTGTTGCCGAGCGCATTGAGAAACGAGTTGCAAAGATAAGTCGAAAGTCCTGTTGCCATCAGTCTTCCGATCTTTCAGTGATTGTTAAGATGCGGCCATCTTTGTCGCGTTCAACTGTGCGCACACTCGGCTTGTTCTCTGGGACGTTTACACGCACAATAGTTTCAGGAACATTGATGATCGGTGCTGCGACGTTCACGTTCGCTGGTGGGACGTTGACAACGACTTCTGGCATCGTCACATTCACATCACGCTGGTTCACATCGTAGGTTGGTGCTGGTTCGGTGACTTGTTGCAAGAGAACTGGTGCGACACCAGTGTGTGTGATCGGATCAACGTCGAGTGCTTTCAATACTGATGCTGGTTCGAATCCTGCGTTGATGAGACGTTGAGCCATCATTGTTTTGCGGTCAAGTTCTGTGAGTCCAGCCGCACCAAGATCGACGTTCGCCAACGGCACACGGTAAGTATCGCCACCATCGGCTGGTCGCAGATCTTCGAATCGTCGCACATCGTTGATTGACAACCAGCCTGCTTGCAGTCCTGATGAATATCCTGCGACACGCGAACCGAAGTCGCCGCGCATCAGACCATCAAGGTTGAACTTCAAGAATGAACCGTTGGTCAGAAGTTGACGCGAATATCCATCTTCAATCTTCGTGACGTATGGTCGGAGTGTGTGCATCACGAAGTGGATGCCGTTCATTTCGACTGATGCGTACGCTTGCGCACCTGCTTGAATCACACCAGCCATTGATGGTGGTACACGGAACGCACGAAGGATCTCCTCGACTGCGAACTGTCGTGACTGCAAGAACTGTGAATCATCTGGTGCAACCGAAGTTGTCGTGTACTTCGCACCGCCGAACAGAATGCCTGGACGATGTGCGCGACGCAAACCTTTGTGACCTTCTTCGAATCCGTCAACAAGCGACTTCGCTTGTTCGCGTGTCAAGTTGCCTGGGAACTCGATGATGCCAGAAGTGTGCGAACCTTGACCGAAGAACCTTGCAGCGAACTCTTCAAGAGCCTTCGATAGTCCGAGGTTCTCTTTGACAAGTTCGATGCGTGAACGGCCACGAAGATCGCCAGGCAAACGCAACTCGGACAGATGGATCATGTCTTCATGCTCGATCACGTCACGGTTGTCAAACACATAGATGATTCGGCGTGACTCGTCGCGCTTCACTTCAACTTTCAAAGGATTCAACACCGTCAACCCTGCAATGCCTTGGTTGTCACGGATGATGCGTGTGAACGAGTTACCGTTCAACAGCATTGACACAAGCACCTGTTGGAAGTGATCGGTGCGTGAGCAACCAATTTCAGGCATATCCAACCAGTCAGGTCGTGGACGATACGGTCGGCGATCACCGTCAACACGAATGAACGTGTCGACTGGCAGAGTTGAGATAGAGTCCGCGATTAGTCGGACACACGCATACACGGTTCCGATCTTGAGTGAATCTTCTTGCGTGACAACTGTGCCGGCATTAGTTGTGAACTGGAATGCGTCACCCGCAGCGAAGAGCGATTGATATGAGACAGCTCTTTCTTCGCCTCTTGGGTTGAACAGTCTTGACAACATCAGTTTCTATCCGCTTTCTTTGACCGCTCCCAAGCCAAGGTGAAGGCAAGCAGAGATGCGCCCAAGAATATTAGCCCAAGCGGAAGTGCAATGTAAAATATGCCAACCGCAATCATCAACACCGCAATCATCTCAAGAATCAGAATCATCATTTGTCCGCTCCTAAACATTGAAGAACCCTGGTTGCTGAACACTCTCGACTCTTCTCGTCGCACGATCAACAGCCATAGCCAATGCTATCGCAGCATCAATCTTGCGTTTCGACTTACCTTTCGATAATCGCCAACCCATATCGGTTGACCGTTGCGCAGCCGACAACACCTGATCGGCGAACACAGGATTGCCGTCATGCGCAATCTTCTGATTCACAATCATCTCGTACAAAGTTCCGCAAGCAGGCACCATACGCGCAGTCGACTGCGAGAACTCAACCATCGTGAACCCTTCATCAGACATCGCTTCAGCCGAACGCTGAAAGAACGCTGGGTCATAAGCGAACTCTTGCACCGTGAACTCACGACCAAGTTCACGGATGTGTTGCTCGACTGCGGCCACATCCATCACACCACCATCAGGATGCCAGATCTTCGCACGAACAACAATCCGACCAGACTCCTGCGGTTGCGCAACAACGACCGCGATCGAGTCATGCTTTAACGCCATGTCAATGCCGACGAACACAGGTATGTTCGGATCAAGTTCATCTTCGCTCCGACACAACTCCCACCCGCCCTTCGGTAACCAACTCTCGCCATCTGTGCGAACCCACTGATTCAAGCGATACCTGCGAAACGCAACCTCGGCTGTCTGCATCATTGAGATCTCCATGTCTTCCATGTCAAGAAGTCCTTCAGCCAAGTTTGGATTCGCAGCAGCCCAAGCATCACGATCCGAGACTTCACAATCGGCTGGTGCTTCCCACCACCAGAATCCGAACCGCTCGTCAACCTGATCACCAGATACGACTCGCTTGCCATAGTTGTACAGACGTCCGCAAAGAGAATCCAAGTCGTACCCAGCGGTGCTGATTGCGACAAAGTTTGGATCTTTACGCGCACCAGAACCTAACGTGAGTGCATTGAATAATTCTTCGTTGGGCTGAATATGAGCCTCATCGAATATCACGGTTGATGCGTTTAGACCTTGCTGAAGTTTTGCGTCACTGGATAGCACACGATAGATCGCACCAGTCGAAGGAACCTCAACAACATCGCGATACACCTTGCACACACCCGACAACGCAGGCGACTGACTGATCTGCCACTTCGCCTCGTTGAACACAACTCGTGCCTGCTGTCTGTCACCCGCTGCCGAATAAACCTCGGCACCAGGCTCACCTTCGATCAGACCGTAGAGCGCAATCACCGAACCGAGAAGCGACTTGCCTCCCTTCCTTCCCATTCCGATCAGGCTGCGACGATACCGCAACAACCCATCATCACGACGCTCATACAATGCATCAAGAAGTGCGACCTGCCAGTTGGTAAGAATCAGAGGTTGACCGGCGCGAACACCTTTGCTGACATGCAAGAAGGTGCGGGCAAAGTCAACGACTTTGTGACCGTCAGATCGGCTGTATAACTTTGGCGTCGACCAAGTTGGAGTTCCTTTGTCGGTATGAGTCAAGCTCATTGGCCACCCTTATCTCGGCAAGACCAAGTCTCGCCCTGTCGCTTGGAGTGAAACCCAGCAGGCACATCCATGCCGTGCATTGTGCATCCATCTGCTCGATCTGTTTCACCGCTGGATGAGTCACAATCTGACCGTTTGGTGACGTGTACCAGCGAGTCGTGACATCGTCGCCGAGCCAAAGTTCTAGATCGTAGATCTTCTGATAGTTGCGACAGAGCCGACCCATCAGCGGACCATCGTGCAACTCCGACAGATGACGCCGACCACCAGTCCACAAGACCGTCCAGTATTGGTTGCCGATCTTGCCCAAACCTTTTGGTGCGACCGGCACAACTGCCATGTCCACTAGCGCGAGTGCTGTCTCTGGCATAGGTGAAGCAGCCAAACCTGTGCGAATGCGTGAGCCTTTCAACCGCTTGCGCTCGGTAGGAGTTGCGGATGATCCGCGACCGACTCCAGTTGATTTGGTGGCCATGCCACCAATGGTAGCCGTGACCCGTCCACCGACCATGCACAAGTCCGCCAACGGCATGGGTCATAGACGCCTGTGCGTCCAAACTTTTGACCCACCCTCCATCTCTACACCCGCCTACTTCGCGTCGCCGCGTCGCGAGTTGCACGACCGATGCGCGGGAAGAAGAGGTGAGTCCACGTCGCCAGGTATCACATGGTCTGCGGTCCACGGGTCATCGGGTCGTGCGCCTTCGAGACAGATCCAACAGTATTGGGCAGAGTCGCGCACAGCCTTCGCTCGTGCTTGGTAATCACCTGAGTAATGCGGACGCTTTGGCTTGGGATGGAGACGGTTGTAGGTGGTCTGACAGTCTGGGCATCGGCGTGGGTTGGTGGTGAGTTGCCGACAGGTTAAACACGGTCTAGATATGGGCATGTTGCGTGGTCTGCTTGCTGTCGCTAACTACGTTAGCGCGACAGTACAAGCAAGTGACTCGGTTGAGTGTTGCTTGTGCTTTGCTTGTTGGGTGGGTTCATATGGGCTATGGGTTTGGTGAATATTTACACGCAGCGTGTGCTTGCTTGTGATTGGCAACAAGCAACACGCAAGCATGGTTTTAGAAGTCCTCTTGCGTGTAGCCAATTAGGCCTGCTCGTTCGGCGTCTTGTTCGTGTTCTTTAATGAGTTGTGCTTGGACTCTCCAGCATTCCTTTTGGCTGACTCGGCCTGTGTCAGTCTCGACATGTGGCTTGATTGTGTCCCAGAACTTCTTGGTGCCGACATGAATGTCGATGTTGTGTTTGGTGATGATCTCTATGACCTTCTCGTTGCGTGGTCCGCCTTTGATGTCTTGCATGAACATCTCGTTGTCTTTGGTTACTTTGAGATCTATCGGTGTGATCCATGTGTGGCGTTTCTTGATTGGTGACAAGCGGACGTCATCGCCTGCTCGGGTCATTGCCCAGACCAAGTCCACGTCATCGTTCTTTGCGCTGGTGCCTCGTGCGCCCTTCTTGATGTCTTTGCCGGCATGGTCAATTCTTAGTAGTGATCGTCCTTCTTGTTTGAGGTTGAGTGCTGTCCATCGGTAGAAGTCTCTGACTGTGTCGGCGTCGTTCTCTGCTCCTTCGACTGCGCGTGAGAAGGTGTCAATGATTACGAGTTCGGCTTGACAGGTGCGGGCTAGGTCGCAGATCTGTTTGGCTCCTTCTGGTTTGTCAAGTGATCCGATTGGTGGGAGTGATGCGTAGTGGAGTCGTGTGAGGTCGGTGTCTTTGTTGTAGCCCATGGCGACGAGTCGTTCGTAGAGTTGGGCTTGTTGCATCTCGTAGTCCATGTAGAGGATGTTGACTGGGTCGTGGTCGCGTCCGAACATGTTGCGGCCTGTGGCGAGTCCTGCTGCGATGTAGAGGGCAAGGAGTGACTTGCCTGTTCCGCCTGGTGCGAAGATGACGACGAGCTGGTTGCGTGGGATGATTGGTTCGATGAGCCAGTCTTCTTCTGGGAATGTTTGTTGCCAGAAGTCTTGCCAGTTGATGAGGATGTTGTCGGTGATGCGTGGTTGTTCTACTGGTTGCAGTGACCGTGTGTCTTGTAGGAGTTTCTTTGCGAACGCTGATCGGTCGCCGTGGTGGTGCATGGATGCGGTGTAGCCGAAGCGGGTATATGCACCGGCTGGAAGGTTGGTGATGCTGGTTGTGAATACTTTGAGGATGTCTTTGCCTTGCCATCCTGTTGTGGCTGAGGTGCCTTCGCGGATGTCTTTGCCTGGTCGTACCCAGTGTGATTCGCCTGACTGGTCGGTGTGGGCAAGTGTCCATCCGTCTTGCCTTAGTAGGTCATGCCAAGTTGTTGCCGCACAGTAACGGGATGCTGGTCCTTCTTCATCTTGCAGTAACGGTGACAGCGTCGCTGATGTTGTGGGTGTTGTGGTGGGTTCGGGTTTGGCTGTGAGTAGTAGGACCATCCAGAGTGGCATGTCTGCTGGTTTGCGTTCTTCGATGCTGTGGCCGTCTAACCATTGGTATGGTTTGCCGTTCGGGTGGATTGTTGGTGGTGCTAGGACTTGTCCTCCGATGCCACGGATGTCTATGCCTTGGCCGAGTTTGCCTGATGCTTCGTTGTGGATTGGTTGGTCGGTGAAGAAGTAGAGGTGTCGTCCGCCTGATCCTGTTACGGCTTCGAGTGTGTCTGGGAGTTTGCCGTGTAGTTGTTCTAGGTCGTAGAGGGTGTCGGAGCCACGGTATTCTTCACGGTCGTCCACGTCTACGACGACAATGTATTTGTCTGCGAACTTGCCTGTGGCGATTCCGAGTCCGCAGTCTTTGAATGCACCGGTGAACCATTGTTGGATTTGTGTTGGGTTGGATGTGGCTGCGTTCTGCCAACCTTCGATCGGCGGATATTTGCCGCCTTGTTTGATTGGGATGACTCGTAGACCTTTGTGCGCGTATGCGAGTGCAGTGTCTAACACATTCATGATTCTCCTTGGGTAAGTTCTTTAGTCTAGATAAATAGTTTTGGTTGTGGTTCTGCGTCTTTGATTCGTTTGGCTGCCATCTCGGCGTACACGGGATTGAGTTCGCATCCGATCCAGTTTCGTCCGTGTTGTTGTGCGACTAGCCCTGTTGTGCCTGCACCGAAGAACGGGTCGAGGACTGTGCCGTCTGGTGGGCATCCTGCGAGTATGCATGGTTCGATGAGTTGTGGTGGGAAGGTTGCAAAGTGTGCGCCTTTGAATGGTCGTGTTGTCACTGTCCACACATCACGCTTGTTGCGTTTGCCTGTTGCTTCGTATTCGTTCCCAGATTTTGTTGCATGTTTCGGATCGTCGCTGTCACCGTATTTGTTGCCGCCAAACCGAATACCAGTTTTACCACCGACACTATTCATTGATGTACCTGCACGCGAATCTGCTCTAGATGCTCTGTCATCGAATGGGTACTTGGCTGGTTCTTTGATTGCTTCGTTGTCAAAGTAGTACTGGCGTGACTTGCTGAGCAGAAAGATATATTCGTGCGATTTTGTGCATCGGTCTGTGACTGATTCGGGCATCGGGTTTGGTTTGTGCCAGATGATGTCTTGCCGTAGGTACCAGCCTTCTGTTTGGAGTGCGAACGCAACTCGCCACGGTATGCCGACTAGGTCTTTTGGTTTGAGTCCGTCTGGCACGATTCCGCCTTTGACATTGCCCATGACTGTTCCTGCGGATGAGCCTTGTTTTGCGATCATGGCAGACACATGGACTGTGCCGTCTGGGTTGCGTCCTTTGCCTGAACCCGCATACGAATCGCCGAGGTTGAGCCAGAGTGTGCCATCGTCACGCAGCACACGCCATACTTCTCGGAATACTTCCACCATGTTCGCAACGAATTGTTCTGGTGTGTCTTCCATACCGATCTGTCCATCTTCGCCGTAGTCGCGCAATCCCCAATATGGTGGCGATGTGACAACACAATGCACCGATTGATCTGGTAGTTCTTTTAACTTTTCTCGAACATCACCTATAAGAATCATTTGATTCCTTTGACGATGGTGTTGAGTATGTCGGATGGTATTTTGCGTCCACGCAACTGGTAGAGGAACTCTACGAATCCAATCTCGTCAACTTTCTCAACTTTGTTCTCCATGAATGTTTTAGCGTGTTGATTGAGCGGCCAGACCACGAACCATGGCACAGAGTCTTCGGCGACTTCGCCCCACCACCCGTCCTGATTCGAGTGACCGTACTGCACGATGAACGCTGGGATGCTTGCCAAGTTGCCAAGGTTGCATAGTGTCTTGGCACCGACATTGGTTAGATCAAGTGTGGCGTGTTCGTGCTTGTAATCGATGATTGCTTTGGGTACACAGTTGTCGTATTCGACCATGAGGAAGTCAAGGTCCATTGCCGGCACGTTGTAGCCCCAGGTGCGATGTCTGCCTGAGAGCCATGCGTCCCGTTTGAAGTGTTGTTCATTGGATGTCATTATTGCTCCTCTTCTTGGTCGAATGGTGTCTGCTCGGCACCATATGTGTAGTAGCCCATGGTGGGATGGTTTCGTCGGCGTTTAGCGCGTGGCTTGCCAAGTGTTGCACCAAGGTATTGCATGCCGTTGCGTAACAGTTCGTGGAAAGTCAACGCTTCGAATGACCGATCCAGTCCGCCTTGGATGAGCGCGTCTGCGAGCATGTCGCAGCATTGTCGTTCCTTCTGCAATTCGTTTTGCATTTGGATGAGTAGTTGTTTTTCTTTGTTA